AGTTTAGGGGTCTGCATATTAGTCTCCATCTGTTGTTGCTATGGTAACGCTTCCTACAGAGCCTACCATATATTGAGCCGGGTTCCAAATAGGATTCCAGCCAAATAAACCTCTTCCCGGATTAACATCTGGGCGTGGGTTAAGTAAAGATTGCGGGTCTGCTGTGTTAACATCCCCAAGAAAGTTCTGTGGTTGATCAGGATCAAACACATCCTTGCCCACACGTAGCCCTGTACGTACTCCATGTTGAACCTCATATATAAGGTCTTCCAGCTTGTAGCGAAACCCAGTCCGGTCACATATACCGTATGCGTGTTTACCACTAGCGTAACCGGGCATTACATAGCTCCTCTAAACGGCACTATACGAAGGGTAGACCTATCTTGATCTTGATCTGCAGCTCTAAGGAATTGCTCTTCGTACTCTTGTTTTAAAGGGCCAACTCTTTCTGCGACTTCGGGTTTTTTCATAGCGACATAGTATGCCAAACCAGACACAAGAGCAGGAATAAAACGAGGGGGTATAGAAGTAGTAGCCCCTCCAACACCGCTTGCCAGCCCATCTATACCTTTAAGGCGGTAGTAAGCCAACTTATATGTCGTAGCATCATTCGGTACAGGCCAAAGAGTAACTTGCACGTCTGTAGCATTGCGCTGTACGTATATTTGAGATGGGCGCCCTTGTGTATTCTTATTCCCTTGCTGTGAGTATGTAGAAACACTCATACGTTGAATATACGAATCAAGTTGTTGCGCCGTGCCTTCGTCAGTGCGAAGTTGATGTTCAATTAGGTCAATAGTATCAGAAGGCAATGTATAAGTCGCTGTACCCGCAACAAGAGGTAGGGTTCCAGCCTCTATGGTAAATAGGTTCAAACCTCGGTTTTGCCACTCTAGCGTCATAATATTAAGGCTGCGACGGGCGGTTTTTAAGTCATACCCCGAACGCATTTCAAGTCCCGCACGTTCGTACGCCTCTTCAAATAATTCATTTAGCTCTGGTACAACAACTGCCATGATCTAAGTCTTTCTATACTTTGCCGTCTTCTTGGCTATCTTTTTAGGTTGTTTAGAAACCTGTTTACCTTTTTTAGTAGCCGCTCGTTTAGCCTTGGTAGTAGCAGCGTATTCTTTAGATGACAAAGCCTTTATAGCTTTAGCGGGTAGATACCGCTCACCTGTAGCCTTTTTCCCTTGCGTCGACGGCTTACCAGACTTTGTACGCCATTTCTGCTTAGTCCAAGCCTTCAGGCTTTTCTGTGGCTTCTTCACTTCTTGTAGCCCCCACCTTTAGCTTTATACTGTTTTGCAAGCATCTGAGCTTTACGTGCAGACCATTGTCCGGGTTTACCACCTTTACCACCAGCTTTAATCTTGTTGAACAATGCCTTGCGCATTGTGGGTTTAGTGTAATTACCAGCCTCGTTCACACGACTCTTGGCCTTACCACCCTTAGCCATAGCCGCTACAGGTCTACGAGGTATAGCTTTTGTGCCTCGTGTAGCAGGCATTAGCGCATCACCCCTTTAGTTTTACCTCTGCTACAACAGCCATCACCGCGGGTTACTTTGCCTCCGGGGGCCATCTTAGTAACTCTACCGCCGTAGTTGCATCCGCAGTTAGCTTTGCCACACGACGGACAGGTGCGTCCACCTTTGCCCATCTTTCTAACTCGATCACCGGAGAGTTGGCTCCCCATAGAACTACGTCCCATCATGTCAACATTTCCACCTTTTTCTAGCTTGCCGCAATCTACTGTTAGGGTTCTTGGCCGCTTTAGGGAACTGTTTCATCTGTCCCGCAGAACGTGCACAATAGGATTTACGTCGTTTAGCCGCCGCACTTCCTTTTTTAACCTTACCAGTAACGGCGGTCTTTAGTTTAGAGCCGGGGTTATCCCGGCGATATTTGGCCACACCTTTTTTAGTCATCCCCGCGCCAGATTTAGTTGGGCGTTTTTGACCACCTTTTATGGTGTGACCTTTCATTGTACCTTTTTTCTTAGCAGCCATATTACTCTATAAGCAATGTCATTTTGTTTCCTGAACCTGTGAAGGCAGAAACAAAACAACCGTTATCAGCTAAAATACCGTCATTTGGAATATATACGTCGTTCCAACCAACAGGTAGAGTTAGCTGTAATATAATAGGGCCAGTAGCTGACCCACTACGAATAGTAAAAGCAGCTGCAGATGCGGCGTTCACTAGAACCCCCTGCAGTCTACCGCGTGATGGGCCTACAAGTGCGGCGCTATCGCCTACCGCAAAGTTATAAGCTCGTACTTCTTGACCAGCCATAATCTAGTCCTTTTTCTTTGCAGGACGGCCACGTTTCTTAACAGGTTTTTCTTCCCACGCCTCATTTACATCAGGTGTAGAAGGGTCATCTGCTTGAAGAGTGCCATCTTTTTTTCGTGCGCGAACTTTAACAGTACCAATTCCTCGGGCTGCTAGTTCTTCTTCGGATGGAGGTGCAAATCTACTCATTAGGTACCCCCTTATGATGCTGCTATTGTGCCGCCTGTGTCAGAACGCTTCCAGTTTGTTCCGTCAGAGAAAGCCAATATCGCAGAACCTGCTGCGCCATTTGAAACAAATACAACAGTACCTGCGCCAGCGGCTGAAGCTGAAGGTGCGTTTGCTACGGTGTAAGTTGGGACGACGATGTCGCCAATAAAGCCAGCAGTTGAAGTCACTGGACCTGAAAATGTAGTCGATGCCATTTTAGTACCCTTTGCATAAGGATTCGCCTTGTAGTCTATGCAACGTCAGGTGGGTATATAGACCTGTCTACAAAGCTAATGTTGTACCCGTTAACGGGATCATACAACACCTTTACACAAAAAGAAAGCCCCACCGAAGCGGAGCCTTCTAAATTTAAGTATTAGGAGCTTACGCGCCTTGTGATCCGTAGATACCTAATGGGTCAGAAACACCGAAGCTGTAACGCTCACGCGCTTTGTAGCGCACGTTTCCAGTGTCGAAGTCTCCATCCATTCCTGTAGCCATCGCAGAACGTACGAAATGCTTCATGCCGTTAGGGATGTCTGTAGTCAGGAACCAAGCGTCAGCGTCTGTAAGATAGTGGTTTACGCCATATCCTTCAGGAACTGCACCGTTTGAACTGATAGCGTTAATATCGTTATCAGCTGTACCTACACGTAGAGTTGTTTCCAACAAACGAGTCGCTACGAACTGTAGAGCAGACGGGATGATTAGCTTTTTAGCGCGAGCTGCGATAAGTAAGCCACGTTCGTCTGTGTACGCTGCGATGTCGATAATCGCTTGTTCAAGAGAAGTCTCGTTAAGGTCAGCACTAACCGCTGGACGGTTAGAGTTTGTGCCGCCACCAACTGTTGGATGTGCAGTACTGAACAATGTTACACCATCACCAGATTGGAAAGTGTCAAAGCCCGTGTTGAGCAATGAAGCAGCTTTAACCTGCTTAGTGTAAGCCATAGCGCGAGCTAAAGCTTTTGTGTAACGTGAAGACAAAGAATCGTATAAGTTATCTTCCATCGCTTCTTCAGTGATGGCGAAACCCATAGCGATGGTTTCGTGTGTGTAGCGAGCTGTGAACGCCTCTTGCGCATTATCGTACGCAATAGATGAACCTTCAGCTTTTGTTGGTGCTGCACCGAAACCAGACAATTTAACTTCTTCTTCAAAGCTGCGCTCTGAATTTTCTGTCTCATAGATGTCTGCATGTTCGTTTTCGTATTTACCGTACTCAAGCCCAAATAAGGCATTAAGTCCGGGTAAGAGCTCTTTAAGCGCCTGTGCGCGTGAAATAGCCATGTGTTATCCCTCCTTACAAGCCAACAGCGTTAGTCATGCTGCTGTAGCCGGGGTTGAGTTTAACCAAAAGATCAGGGAACGCATCACCAATAGGTGATACAGCGGCCACGATACGGAAGGCGGCGGTAGTAGTCTTTGTTGTCGCGTCGACAGCACTTGTAGAGTTACCAGTAGAAGTGTTGCCAGTAGACGTAGACTGAGCAGCTGCGAAGAAAGTGTTCGCACCTATGTCAGATTGGTCCATAGCGCCATCTGCTTGTACTTGGAATAGTACGTTTGGATCGTCTACAACTAACGCTTTTGCGTTAAGAGCGCCCGCTGGGTAGTATTGCGAGTGTACGGTCTGACCAAGGTCATTTACGTACTCACAACCCACAAACACACCAAGAGAACCCGTTAGAGTTGTTCCTGTTGGTAATGCGTTTGTAGTACCGTCGGCACCTGTTGCGGTTGATAGTGCGATGTAACCATCAGCACCGATATGAACGACTTGGCCGTAGAAAAGGTTTGTTGCCTCTCCAGCGGGGTCGATCAGAAACTGGGATGTCGCCCCAGCGTAGGCCATTCCGTCGGCACGTTTTACCGGCTTTAGACCATAGGGAGCAGCTGTAGTAGCCATGATGCTCTTCCTCCAGATTTATTTACTTTTGAAGTAAAGAGCCTCATTGCCCCTTACCATATAGTTACCGCGAACTACGCTCAGGTTTAAGCATAGGCATCCGCGGGTCAGACTCACGCATGTAGTTTCTATCGACAGCTTCAGCCTGATTTTGTGCAGACTCAAGTTGACCATGGATACGATCGTCCCTTAGTTCGGTCGGGATAGCGCAAAGCAATAACCCACCAACTTCGATATTGTCTTTAAAACGAGAATCAATATCTGACATGATGTGTAGCTCAGGATAATCCACTGCCTTTACGGGCACATAGCCATCACGAAATCTCCCAGAAACATTTGTCATATCTGCATTACCCAATGTAGCTGTGCGAATCCAGCGGAACGAAAGTCCGTCTCGTGGTTCGGGGGTAGGTAGCATTGACGAGCGCTTCCAAGGTTTACGACGTTCTTCCGCTTCGCGGGTTTCAGTTGTACGAGGTTTTCTATCAGCCATTTTGCATATCCTTTAGCTTTTGCGCCGCATATTCTTTATTAGATAATCCAAGGCGCTTGGCGATTGCGGCCTCAGATGAGGTGATGACAACTTTATTGCGTGATGCGGCGGTACTTCTACCACCCGGGGCCACCACGGAGCCAGCTTTACGTTGTGGTTGTCGAACCTCTGGTTCCACGTCCGCAAAGCGATCTGGGTATCGAGACCGCATGGCCTCGTTTATCTTACTATAGTACACATCGGACGTAGAATCAACGCCTGTCTCTAATAGTTCTTCGTGTATGAGCATAGCGTACCTTGTCATACCCGTGTCTTTCTGGAACCAATCGTTCTCA